AGCTATAGTTTCCTAAGCTATAGTTTCCTAAAAGGAAGTCGCTAAACCTAAACAGTAAGGAAAGCGAACCTAAGTAGTAAGGAGAGCGCTGAAGCAGTAAGGAGAGCGCTGAACCTAGACAGCAAGGAGAACGTTGATATGCTTCTACATGACATTAGAGGCGAGCATATAGAGCAGGTAGTAGTGCCGGCTATCGGCTCAGCAACTGCGACCACTAACATCCCTATCTTCTGGTCCCCGTTCGATTGCAAGCTACATCAGGTGTACTTCACTCTCGGCTCGGCTATCACCGGCGATGATAGCAACACCTTCAATCTGAACCTCATCAATAGGGGCACAGACGGTAGCGGCACAGCGGAGATCGACAATGTGGACTTTGGTAGTGGCACCGATGGCACTGCGCATGTGAGGACCACCCTCTACTCTAGCTCCACGGGCACGAGCTTAGACGCTGGCACCCATCTAACTCTCCAGAGAGAGAAGGTTGGCAATGGCCAGAATATGCCCTACATGCTGGTAGAGATAGTCTATAAGGGTGCTTAATCACCTCCCTCCTCTCGTGTAGGGGCCATCTGGTGTAGGACAGGTGGCCCCTACATATGGCAACTAGATAGCATAATAGAGGGAGGAACATGGCTAACCTTCAGGCTTTCACCAGAAGAGTCGAGGAGTTGGTGCCTGACGCTGAGACCGACCTCGATGATGTGGCGGCTATCGAGAATGCTATCGATGCTGCCCTTTGGTACTACTCTCGTCTAAGACCGGAGATAAAGGCCACTGACCTAGATGGTGATGGCTCGACCTATACCTGGTCTCTCCCCTCTGACTTCTATGAGTTCTCCAAGGTAGTCAAGGTAGAGTATGACCAAGGCGAGCAGATACCGGACTGGCTAGACCCGGTCTACTATACTGTCTATGAGGACCTATCCAATGGCAGTATAGTTCGCGGGTTTCGCATGTATATCACCCCGTCCTCCGGGGAAACCGTCAGGGTATATTACACTACCCGCCGTTCCGCAGACACTGTGCCGGACTCTGACTTTGAGGCGTTATGTCAACTAGCAGCCTACTATCTCTGTTCCTCTCTGGCTGCTAAGTATGCCTCTAGGTTCGATAGCAACTTGGAGGCCCAGATACTCAACTATCGCACACACTCAGATGTCTGGCGCAGCCTGGCCAACCATTTCATGACTAACTTCAAGGCTCATATGGGGATGAGAGAGGGCGATATTGTCCCCTCAGCCGCTAAGAGGCGGTGTCTGATACGTGCAGATAGTATATTCAGAGGCCGACTATAGGAACAAGGGTGCCTTGGGCAAGGGTGCCAAGGATGTCTTGGACAAGGGTGCCTTGGACCGGCTACAGGAACGAGGGTGCCTTGTCGAACCGCAACTTGACATAATGTCAGAGGACCATATTATTAGAGGACCATAGTGTCAGTATTAGAGGACCATAGTGTTAATATTATTAGAGGACCATAGTGTTAATACTAATGGACCATAGTGTTAGGAGCTGCTGTGGACTGGGAAACCGCCAGTGACAAGATACTAGAATTAGTAGGCGCTGTGGAAGGTATCGCGGGTGGCGCGGGGTTTGCCCTGGACCATATCCCCAACCTGGAGGACCGGAACACTCTCAACTCCTACCTTGTCACGCTATCCAACGGCACTAAGCGCCTCAACCTATGGTTCGTACAGCGTACAGACATAAGCGTCGCCAGAGGTGGTCGGGGCACCGGCCTACCTCTAGGCTATGCCGAATACACCGATGTCTTCACTGTGAGTGGCTTCTATAACTACACCGGCCAGGATAGCTATGTGGCCTTCCAGGACCTCGTAGAAAGGGTTATCCGTACTCTTACAACCAATCTTACGCTGGACCGGGCAGACTGGCATACCTCTCCCCCTAGAGTAGCGACTCTAGGTTATGCCTTCCTGGCCCGTGAATATTGTCATCATGTCCAGATCACCATAAGTGTGAACAGGCCAGAGAGCACGGCGTGGGTATAAGCATAGGTGCGTGGTGGACATAGGCATAGGTATACGAGTGAGGGCTAGCGCGGCACGAGAGCAGAGACTAGGGTGGCGGCGTGAGGGCGGAGACTAAGGTAGCGGCACGATGGCAGAGACTAAGGTAGGTCATGAGAGCAGAGACTAAGGTGGGTTGGGCTATAGAGAGCACTTGGGGCATCTTCTCTGAGCCTACCTATATCATGCCCGTCGTAGAGGCTGAAGCATCTGAGATACAAGAGTCCATCTACGACAGTAGCATAAGGGGCGTGGCGGCCTGTCTAGACTTTGCCTCTTACAGAGGTCTCACACATGCTACGGCCTCTCTGGGTGGTGAGGCATATCCCGAGCTTCTGGGTGACCTCCTGTACTCCACACTCGGCAGCCGGTCCTCTATAACCGGCGGTTACCGTTACACTCTCGGCGCATCTCCACCATCTCTGTCCATACAAGTTGATGACGGCGAGGCCGGTCTCACTAGACTCCTCGGCTGCTACGTGGAGGAGTTGACTATAGTATCTGGCCCACACATCATGTGGAACGCAAGTCTCATAGGCAAGGAGCTTCTCTACTCTGACGGTCCCGGCAGCACGGGTGTAGCCCATTGGGGGTCCTCTGAGGACGACTATGAGATACTTTGGGATGGGCAGGCCAGATGGGCGGCTGCCGATGGTGAGTCCATCATCTGGTCCGGTGGAGTTAAGGGCGTCACGCAGCCTCTCAGGGGGTGGTCCCTAGACATAGCGGTAGATGGTGAAGATGTCCCTGCTACAGCCTTCAGTATAAGCCTGAACAGGCCTGTCTCCCTGTACTTCTCTGACAGCTTCGGCGTACCAAGCCAGGCAGTTGTGTCTCCCCTGGAGTTGACGGTGGAACTGTCTGCCCTGCAGGACAGCATGAGCGCCTACTATACCGGCCAGCATACCCTGTCTATCGCTGTCAGCTCCCCGACCTACACTCTGCACTTCTACTCAGGTAACGTCAGCTTCGATGAGGCTCCATTCGATGTAGACCGGTCGGGGATCGCTAGCCTGTTGACATATTACACGAGGGTACTGTATAATACGTCAAACTACTACTTCGACCTGTATATGTCGTAGCTGCGATGACCTATAGTCATAGCTGCGGTGACCTGTACGTGTCGCAGCTGTGACCTGTGTATATATCATAACTATAACCGGTATCCATAGCCGGGATTATAATATCCGTAGCCGGGACTACAATCAGTATCCGTAGTCTGGACTATAGCATCCATAGCTAGAACTATAATATCTGTAGCCGGGACTATAGTATGGACTACAATCGGCATATATAATCGGGCTGTAGAGGCCCCCTTGCAAGGAGGTTGTTACTGTGGTCCTTTCAGCTTTAACTAAGGTTGGCCTTAGAAGGGAGGCTAGTTGGGGCGCCGGCGGCTCTCCGACAGTTTGTCTCCCTGTCGACTCTCCAGGCTTCACTGTGCCCTACGAACAGCTCCTGGATAACTCAGTCAGAGGTATAGCGGCTGTAGACTTCGCGGCCTACCAGGGCGTGGGACATGTTGAGGGCTCTCTATCCGGTCCAGCCTACCCTGAGGAGCTGGGTTACCTGCTCCTCTGTGCCCTTGGGTCATGCTCTACCTCCGGCACAGCTGCTCCGTATACACACACCTTCTCCCTAGATTCCTCGCCACCGTCTCTGGCCATCCAAGACGAGAACGACGTTGAGACCTGGAGATACACCGGCTGTAATGTCTCCGAGCTCACCATTACCTTCAATGCCGCCGAGGGTCTGGTGACCTATAGTGCGGACTTTGTAGGCAAGGAACGGGAGGAACCAACTGACGAACCCATTCCCGCTGATGCTACAAATGCCCCATTCCGGGGGTGGATGATAAGCGCGGCTGTAGGTACCTCTGACCCCTTCGGCAAGATCATAGAGGGTGAGATGTCCTTCTCTCGGGAGGTCGAACAACACTATCTGGATGGCAACTCTCAGTACCCGCAAGCTGCCACCGTCGGCCCACTAGAGGTCACTGGGCGATGTACCATCCTCTTTGACTCCGCGGCCGACTACGCCCGCTACCTGAGCAAGACACAGGAAGCCTTTGTTCTCACCTTCAACTATGGCAATGGGGCAGACGAGAAGGAACTCAAGATCACCTGCTCCAATATGGACTTCGGGGATGGGGCGGCTGAGATCGACAGGGGAGACCAGGCGCTGAAGTTGTCTTATACCATGCGCGCTCTGTACAATAGTACAGATGGTGGACCTTGCCAGGTTACACTTAAGAACTCTAAGAGTAGCTATTCTAGCTAAGGTATAAGAGTAGTCATTCCAGCTAAGATAGTGGACAGCTATTCCAGCTAAGATAGTAGGTAGTTATTCTAGCTAAGATAGTAGGTAGCTGTCTAGGACAGTATAGGGCAATAGCTGTCTAGGACAGTAGCCACTCAGGATGGTATAGGATAGTAGCTGTCTAGGACAGTAGCTTGGGATGGCCATCTGAGACGAGACAGGCTGTTTGTATGCTGAGGCGGCAAAGAGGAGGATCTGTATGGGGTGGAAAGAGTATAGAAAGAAGAGGGTAAAGCGGTACACCTTCGAGGACATGGACTGCCCGGAGTTCTGGGTAGACATCGTGGGAGCAGAGGCTCTTGAGTATGGCCTCACTGAGGTACAAGAGCTGGAGACCGTAGAGGAGCAGAAGGCAGTTCTAGTCAAGGTTATAGTTGACTGGTATATCACGGACCCAGAGACCGACGAACCCTTGCCACACCCAAGTGAGGACGATTCTGTCCTGAACAAGCTGCCCATAGAGTTCATCAAGCAGATATTCGTGTGGGCTACGGAGAGGCTGAGGTCGCCTGATGGCCTGGTCCCTCCTCAGAGCGGGACCTGATCTACTCTGCCTTCATGGGCACTGGCAGGACAGTTCCCGCTTGGGCCACCGACATCCTCCTTATGGAGACATTTGGATGGACAGAGAAGCAGCTTAGGGAAGAGAACTCTCTTCTCACCATAGCAAGAGCTTGCGCATATCTGGACATCAGGGCCAGGGCTGAAAAGGAGAAGAACAGACTGGCAGAGCTCAAGGCCAAGGCCAAGACCAGAGGAGGAGGATGATGTGCTAGACATCGATATGCAGGTCAGGTTCTCGCCTGAGTTCCTAAAGTTTATCTACTATGTAGAGAACGTTCTGTATGATAGAGTCTGGGAGCTCGCGCGGGACATCTTCATTATCCCCATGGGGGAAGCAGTACGAGAAGAGGCGCGGCGCAACCTCCAAGCTGGTGACCACATCTATACTGGTGTCCTCTATAACAGCCTCCAGTTGTACACTATGGACCCGTCGGCCCTAAGGAAGCCGCCCTCTCACACGACCCTCGTCCGTGTGGGGGTGAAGCCACCCGGTGGCATTGACATACCAGGCTCCACACCCGGCGGCGCGGCGAGGTATGGCCCAGACATAGCTGAGGATCCTCTAGTCTACTCCGCGCACCTTGAGTATGGCACTAAGCCCGGGCAGCGGACTATGGACCCGCTAGAGAAGTCCAGGCTCACCTACTGGGCCAGGTTCAGGAAGCTTCCTCCCAATGCTATTATCAGGGCTGTGGAAGAGCGCGGCACCAGGCCCCACCCCTACTTAGAACCGGCCGGTTCTAAGGTAAAGGCGATGTGGGAGGGCAGTGGCGATGTTGCTGCCCTGACCATAGGCGCTGCGATAGTGAGGGAGATGCTGGGTTAGGGACAGAGAGGTGCTGGTTAGGGGGATACTGAGTTGATAGCTGTGGCAGGAGTCACGATATGGCTGCCCAGATAGGCGTAGACATTGTAATATCTATGCATGGGGCTGAGGGCTTACAGCAAGCCGTGGCTCAGCTCCGCGAGGCGGCTGGAGGGTTCAAGGAAGCTCTCCAGAGTACTACAAAGGAAGGGACAAGGCCCGCTGCCAAGGCGACGAAGAAGCTGTCTGATGAGACCAAGAACCTGAGCAAGGAGGTCTCTGAGGGGTGGCTCAAGCTCCGTAAGCAGTACCTGCTCATGCGCCCGTTCCAGTCGGTCATTCAGGGTCTGATGATGACTATGAGCGGGCTGAGGGGGAACGTCACTGGGCTTGGCTATAGCTTCATGTTCTTGGGCATGGGGATACCGCCGATTACCCTAGCTGTAGCAGCCCTCTCTGCTGCTCTTGGTGGGTTAACTGTCTCTATACAGCGTGGGGTAGCTGGCATAGAGAAACTTATGCGTTATGCCTGGGGTATGGTGGGTGTCCATGGCGAGGTAGCCCTGGTCATGAACCGTACCCGCCTGGAGGCGATGAAACTCGGCAGGACGATAGATGAGGTAGCCGAGGCTGAGCGTGAGCTTATGTATCATGGCCTCCTGGTGCCTGAGCTCTTCGAAGCTACAGCCAACCTGGCCGCTGCCCAAGGGATAAGTATGAGGGAAGCGGCTGCTATCATCACCGCTGCCATAGGTGATGAGAAGTCGAACTTGGAGTCCCTCCGGAAGGTAGGTATCCGGGTCAGTAGGGACCTCATAGAGTCTAAGAACCGTGAGGTCGTTGCTTATGGTGTAGCCGCCGCAATCAATGCAAAGTATGCTGATGCTGCCCGCTACCATGCCCAGACGATAAGCGGGGCCTGGCAGACCATTAGGACTGCCTTGTCCTCCACTTTACAGGTTATGGTAGAACCTATCTGGGACGAGTTCCTCCGGCCTGCGTTAGCCGCTGTTGCTAGGTTTCTTTCTCTTCTCTTTGGTGTAGCTAAGGCACTGTGGGCCACTGCCGAGGTTCAGACTTTCTGGGCTGAGACTATGGCGATGGCCCGCGGTATAATCGAGGAATACCGGGAGGAGCTGTATCTTCTGGGCAGTGTTATTATAGCTTCTGTGAGCGTTGCTCTATGGTTGCTTCTACGGTTTGTCCGGCTTCTGATCCAGGGATTCGGTCTCCTTCTGAAGATAGTTAGATGGCTGTCCTCGCACTTCAAGGTCCTAGGTAAGATCCTCAAGCCTGTCCAGGACATGCTGAGGATGTTATTCCCCAAGGACCTGCAAATCAATGTCCGGACCATCTGGGCCAATCTCAAGGACGCCATCACCAACATGTGGGCTAACCTCCGCGAGGAATGGGAGAACTTTAAGGATAAAGTGGTAGCCTACTTCAAGGATAAGGTAGTCAAAGTCAAAGCCTTTCTGAAGGCAGTCTGGGAGTTCCTAAAGCTCCCGCCGGGTGAGATGTGGGAGAAGATAAAGGAGTGGGCAAAAGAAACAGCGGAGGATCTGAGAACCAGAATCGAGGAGTGGTTCAACAGGAAGTTGGCAGGTGAGCCTATCACTATAGACCTTGGTGGCCTTCTGACTGATATAGAGGTTACAATTGATCCACAGGTGATATGGAACAAGATGAGGGGTAGTGTAGAGAACGCGGTATCATTCCTTAAGGGTAAGATAATAGGGGTTTTCTCTGGCATGGGAATTGATGTTGCTAGCCTGATACAGGTAGCTGGTTTCGTTAAGTTGTTCGCTGGCATTGGTAGCCTGGCCGGACCCAAGGGTACACTGGTTGGTGCTATTCTGGGCGCGGCTATCGTTACCGGTATGCTCATGTATGTCAACAGAGATAAGATGGCCGCTCTCTTTGATGAGAACATAGTTTCCGCAGCTGAGGACGCCTCCCCGGCTGTTGCTAGTAGTTTCGCTGAGACTTCGGGTTCGATAGACAGCACGTTCGCCGGAATCGGCAGTACCATATCCAACTGGCTTGCAGGAACGGGCAGCAGCATATCTACCTGGGCTACAAATGTGTCTGATGCTATAAGCCCGTTCATTAACCAGATTAAAGGCCCATTCCTGGGCGTCCTTGGGAGTCTGGTTAATCTATTTGAGGCTTGGGTTGGTTGGCTCGAATTCCTCTGGGAGATAGCGAAAGCTCTCGGAGAACCGCTTGGGGAGATACTCGGCTTGTTCGGGGATCTGGCTGATATTTTCTGGCTGCTTGTTGATATAGCTATTGCGGATCACTTCAGAAACGTTCGGCAAGTGGTTGAGCCCTTGGCACTCTTTATCCGCGATACTCTCATCATAGCTCTCGATGGATTAAACGATACCCTGACCTCAACTGTTGCACCAGCCCTATCTTCAATCTGGGACTGGTTCTCCTCACTGCTAGATAAGATCGCCGAGCTCATTACTTCTCTAAAGGAAAGTTTGGCGCCGGCTCTTGAGTGGTTCAAAGACAAGATCCTTGACCCATTCGCTAATGCTATCAGAACGGTTAGGAATCTTCTTAGCGGTGTGAAGGATGCCCTCCGGAAAGCAGCTGAAGCTATTAGGAAGTCTCCGCTACCGATCCCGCGGGTACCGGGTGTAGAGGCACGTACAGAGGGATACAGCGAGTTCCAGCATGGTGGCGCGGGTATAGTCAGGAAGCCAACCCTCTTCCTGGCCGGTGAGGCAGGCCCAGAAGCCTTTATGTTCCAGCCGCTTAATCGCCCCGCATCTCCTGCTATGGCTCTAGCGACCGGCGGGGGGCGGGTAGTTATTCACCTAGACATTCATGGCAATACCTTCCTCGGCACTGGCAGTGTGGATGAAGTGGCAGACATCATAAGCCAGCGTATCATGAGAAGGGTGAGTCACAGTATGCCGATAGCAATGGTAAGATAGCAATAGTAAGATAGCAATGGTAAGATAGATGGTAAGGTAGATGGTAAAGTGATAGCAATAGAGGATGGCAACGGACAACAGTGGTAGAGGATAGTAGTAGACAATAGCAATAGAGAGAGGCAGTAGTAATAATGAGGCAGGGGATAGCGATGGTGGCGGTGAGACAGGGGATAGTGATGGCGAGGTAGGGAGACAGGGGATAGTGATGGCGAGGTAGGGAGACAAGGGATAGTGGTAGTGAGGTAGGGAGACACCATGGCTCTGACATTTACCATAGGCGGACAGGATGTCCTTGGGTGGGTAGATGTCCCGTCTGTAACCATAACGGACGGGCTGTCTGCTAAGCAGGACTCTATGCGCTTCGATATGGTGATTCCATTCTCTGACCTCGATGCTGGGAATGTCGAGAAGCCGCGACCGGGCAATGTGGTATCTGTGGCTATAGACGGGACTAAGGAGTTCGAAGGCATAATCACTACTGTCAGTGACTTCTTCCTGAACCCGGAGGTCATGAGATGTGAGGTAGAGTGCTCTGACTATGTTGTGTTCCTGGACCGCAAGTTAGTAACTAAGCAGGAGTATCCTGAGCAATCAGCCGGCGCCCGCATCAAGGCTATACTTGAGGAGTTCTGCCCTGACTTTTACACTGATACTAGCTACATAGAGGATGGTCTGACTCTGCCTCCTGAGGGCTATGATTACGAGGTTCCATCATCTATATTCGACAGGATAAGTGACTCTACAGGTTATACCTGGTATGTCGACTATGATATGAAAGTACACTTCTTTGCTGAGGAGAACTACAATAGCCCTCTAGACGACAATCTGCTGGACCTAGACTCCACTGAGCTGATAGGCGGAGTGGAGGTAGTAGAGGATATTGCTAACCTCTACAACGTGGTCATCGTCAAGGACTTTAGGAGAAAGAGTGACAATCGGTATGTCCATGACTTCCAGGCTGACGGTGTGGAGTCCTTCTTCAAGCAGCCATTTGAACCCTGGTCGGCTAGCAGCGATGATGTGAGCGTGAGCGTCAAGCCCGCCGGTGGTACAGCCTTCATCCCTCGCCTAATTGCCAAAGACCCTCTAGATGGCAGCACTGAGACCCTTGAAGGTCAGGAAGGCTATGCCTATGTGTGTGTGGTCAATGAGGGTATAAGATTCCCCACCTGTGACCTGCCTGGTGAGGGTGACATCGTGCGGTTCGAGTATAACTATGCGCTGCCGGAGGAGGTTCATATAGCCCACGACCTGGATTCCATCAGGTTCATGTCCGAGCGTGAGGGTGAGAATAGCGATGGGGAACACCATGTTCTGTTGAGCCTCCCCGACTTTAGGGTCTCAGATATAGGCACCCTGGAGTATGCGGCGCAGCTAGTGCTGGCTAACCATGCCTGGCCGGAGATCCGAGGTTCCTTCTCTACTATCAGAGTCTCAGGATGGAGCCCCGGCCAGTATATGTATGTGACATCCAATGTTCGGGACATCTATGATGTGGAGACCTACGCTAAGACCGGGGAAAAGATAGCTGCTAGAGTATGGGTGACCCAGGTAACTAAGAGAATAGTTGTGGCTGATGGCGAGACTCGGATGGAATATAGCGTCTCCTTCTCCAACAAGAGGGAAGGCGGAAGACTGATTTGATGGTGGGTCCTCGCTGTGACTTCGAGGTCCCGGATATACGTGACCTTAAGGTCCCAGATATATAGGAGAGGTAACACTCCGGATGTACAGGGGAAGCGACACTCCGGGTATATAGGAGGAGTAACACTGTGGTAGGTAGCACTGTGATAGGGATAGGTGGCACTATGATGTGATAAGGGTAGATGGCACTATGATAGAGATAGGAGACGCTATGATAGGGATAGGAGGGGTAACACTATGATGGGACTTGCGGACTTTCTGGCGCGAGTGTTCGACAGGACTCAGAGAGTATTCCCTCAGAGTGTCCATCGGTCTGTACGAAGGTGGGAGATGCTTTTTGATGCCCTCTATATGGGTGACAGTGTAGAGGTCTTGGATACTAACTATCCCGCCAAGTGGGCAGCATCTGAGGAGGAGTGGACGGAGGGTGTTAACTTCAAGTGGGACGCCTTCCAGTGGGGATAGAGTAGATATAGGGGAGGATAGGGCAGATATGGGGACAGGGATAGAGCAGATATAGGGGCAGGGACAGGGTAGGTGTAGGGTGGGGATTAGGCCATACCAAACTTGCCGGACCACAAGTGCCTTATCGGACCACGACTTGACATAATGTTGCTATGTGTTACTGGTAATGTTGCTGTGTGTCACTAGCACGACGTTGTTATGAGAGAACAACATATTGCTACGCTGTGGGAGAACAACATATTGCTAACACATTACTATGAGATTACTATAAAGGGACAACGTATTGTTATGAGAGGGCGATATGTTACTGTGAGGGGACAACATGTTACTATGAGGGGGCAACATGATAGTTGACCATGGTAGGGACCAACTCATACTAGCTGTCACTAACCCCGGCACCATAGTTAAGCCGGCATATATGGCTGTAGGTGTCTCAACTAAGGAGGGTGGAACGTCGGTGACCGACACAGCCTTAGAGGAGGAGATAGAGAGGCAGCCTATAACGCTTTACTACGAGGAAGGCACTAGAGCTAAGCTGTCTGCTATCTTCACAGCTCGGCTGGGAGTCGGCTACTGGCGGGAGATGGGGTTGTTTGATGCTGACGCTAACGTGGCCCTTCTCTCAGGTTGCGAATCAGTTGGTTCTTGGACTAGCGAGAATCCGGACTACCCTGTCGCGGACACCTCCAATGTCCGTGATGGCAATGCGTCTATAAAGTCCGTCGGAAGCCTGGGAACCCCTACCTTCCAGAATCTAGGCAACCTGGACTCCTATGCCAATACTTTTACCACTGCCGCCCGTCTGCAACTCTGGTACTACATAGACGATGCTTCCAAGCTCTCCGGCACCTTCTATATCTACGCCTCCTCACATGCTAGTGATATAACTCAGGATGTCTACTGGTGGTCAGTTACAACCTCTGACCTCTCCGATGGGTGGAACCTTATCTCTAAGAAGTTCAGCGAGGCCGATGGGCAAAGTGGCAGTCCTAACGTCAATAACATCGTGTCCTTCAGACTAAACAGCGCCAAGTCATCCTCAGCTACTGAGAATATAGACAAGATCCGCATATTCGAGGAGGCAGGTAATATGTGGGCTAGGGCAGAGAACTCTAGCCCGACAGAGAAACAATGGGGTGAGGTTAGGACTCTGTACTGGTATATAAACTTCACAATAGGCAAACCGAAACTATAGGCAAACTGAAGTAAACTATAGGCAAACCGGAG